AATAATTCGTTCCGGGTAATTTCTACAGAACGGGGAGCGTTGAACCCTAATCGCAATACCCCGTCCCCGCGATCAAAGACGGTAACAACAGCAATGGTTTTGCCGCCCTGAAACAGTGTAACGCCTTGCCCATCCTTACGCTTGAGTACCAACATGATGCATTAACTCCTAAAAAAATATAAGTAATTTCTAAATTTTTTGTTGACCGAGGGGAGTTAAGTCGATACAATACGTATTCCAATACTGTAGTATCGGCGTTCGCTCCACTGCGGACGCTTTTTTTTCGCCTTTTATGTTCTATTCGTTTTCATTTTTATCGGTCTTATTCGCCAAATCCATGAAAAAGCCCGCCAACGGTTTCCACAAATTCGAAAATCCAATAACGGGCTTTTGGGCGATAATCTGCAAAAATGCAGGTCGCCAAACGTCGGTTGCCGGGGCTTGAATTCGCTAGTCCGGCTGGGTAAGTATGCTTTTTGAAAAGGTTAACAATCAAAGTTTTTTTGCCAAACGCTTTACTTTTTTTTCCACTGTTTCGCGTTTCGTTTTTACACATGCGGAAATAGCACGCGAAAAGTTCACGCCTTCGATGCGTGCCAGCTTATCCACGAACTCAATTTCGTCTGGCTCGATTGTGATGGAGCGGCGTTTTCTAAATTTACGTTCAGTCATTTATACGTCCTTATGTTTAAATATGTCTTTATTTTCACCAATAGTAACAAACATTATACCATAATCGTACCCACGTGTAAACCTCATTTTTTTTTCAATTACTTTTTTCGCTTCAAATTTTTACTTTTTTTTACATACCCCCCTATACTTTTATTGTACCATAATTATGCACCAATGTAAACCCCCTGACGCAAAAAAAGAGAGAAAATAATAAAAAAATTATCCGCGTTTTTAGCTTAATACCCCGTATTTGCGTCTTTTTTTTAAGAAAATCCGTTCATAATTCAATAATATTTAAAAATAAGATATTTGTTCAGGTAAAGCGAATTGAGTTCCTACAGGGGAACCATTGATTTGTTGTTTTTTTGTCTATACCTTCAGGTAAAGAGGTAAGGGAAGTTCTCTTAGAGGAACCTTCCTTGTTTCGATGCTTCGGCATTGCATCCAGCCTTGCCCCCAAAGCCCGGGTAATCGAATCGAATAGCACTGTCAAATAGCACCATCGAACAGCATTATCGAATTTATCCTAACTGTTCGAAAAGGCCTAAAATAAATGCCCTTTATGCTGTCAAAAATGCGGGTTTTTGGTGTACTTTGTGTCAATACCATACCATAGTACCTGTTTCGAACAATCGGCGTTTTTGAGCTAATATTCACGGTAGCACTTTCTTACTCGAAACGTTGACCGGTCCCGGCCCTTATTTTGGGGTTTTCGCCGTCAAGGCCCTTATATGCCCCTGTAGTCGATTAAACGTCCCGGGGGTAGTATCATGCCCTTAAAACCGTTTTCGGCCACTGGTGACGGTCTGGTGGCTTATTACACACGTTTATAGTTATTCGAACCGCCTAATCTATCGTAATCGTTAGAATAATGTTGCCGGGAGTTATTATACCGTTCCAGTCTTGCCAAATATGAAAAATGGAGTTGTTTTTCCATGTCGGTCATACCGGCTGTTGTGTCAGGTATCACACGAACGTAAACCGCATCTTCGTCCGGTATCGGCTCGGCTTCAAAAGGCTCGATCTTATATTTGGTATGTTTTTTCCCGGGTATCGGTCTGTCATTGTCCTCGGTTGGCAAGTCGTTTTTTGGCATTGTAAATATTCCTGATTAAAACATCGGTTATTTCATCACTTAACTGATCGCCCGGGACAGCCGCCGACATAAACAAATCGATTTGCGATATATCAGCCGCCGACATGCCCAAAGTGCGCGCGTCTTTAATTAACAAGGGACGTAAACTGTTATAATCACCCTGCCCTAGCAGGCGCATCATTTTATAACCTTCAAGGCTTTCGGGAGTTGCGGTTTCGACACACTCGTTTACGTCAAGATCGGCATGCGGTAAAATTGAATTGATCTGGTTAACCTCTATTTTTATATCGGCCCGGAGTTTTTCTTGAACAGCTTCATCATGGCCCGCCTTTTCGCTTAAGGCTTCGCCCATTGCTTTAACCATCGCCGGGGGAAATTGACTGGACTGAACCAATTCATCGCCCTCAGCGTTTGTCTGTGGCTCAGGTTCGGGTCCACACTTGATTTCATGTAATCGCGTAACTGCTGTTCTAAATTCCTTGCTTTGGGGGTGAACCGGGTTACTGTACGGGTGTTTTTTGTCTGCTCCAGCCTGCGCATAGATTTTGTTCAGCGTAGACCCTGCCTGTTCGGACGTAAAAGACTCGATGTCTGCGGGTACGTCATAATATACTGGTGCTTGATCGTTTTCCATGATTTTGGTTCCTTTTTTAATTATGTAAAAAATATGGTTTTTTTTTCTTTATTTAAACTCTCTGATATTCGTTTGGTGAATGATTTTGTGGCGGTGACTGGTTCCTGCGTCGCACCAGCTCCATCCATCCAAAATAAGCGTAACATAAACTTTCCATAGCAGGCGAATTGCCGAAGCGAACCCCTGCAGGATTCTGCAAGCCTTCATCTTTTAACCGCCGGGACAATAAAAACTCTTCATTGATAATGATCGTTCCGTTTCGCCGGGCCTGATTGATCTTCGGTATTAAAGTCATAAACGGCTTTTGCTCTTCAATGCCGTATAATATCGGAGAGTGTTGTATTTTCATGTTGTATTGACGCAACAAGTCGGACAGGGCAGTATCATTCGTGTCACTAAAAACAAAATCCCCAAAACCCCTATACGTCCCGGCCCGAAAGCTAAATTTTTCAATCATCCACTTAACCGACTCAACCAGTTTGACAATGTCCGATGACTCAAATTCATCGAGCAGCGTAAACCGTTTGTCTCGGGTTTGCTCTCGGGTTATCCCAAAACAGCTTATGAACCCGGCCCTATCGCCTGCCGGCAAGGCTAAACCCAAAATAAAACTTCGGTACTCTGATAATGCCTGGTTAGTTAGTTTTTCCTGTTTCATTAGTTACCTTCAATTCCATATATTGCGTATCTCAGGGCATCGCAGGTATGATCGTCAACCTTCAACGGTTCATCTTTTGCGTCTTTAGTTTCACTACCTTCGGCCCACCGATACCCCTGTACCTCTTGAATTGTTTTCTTACACGTAGAGAATATTTTTAGGCGCGGTTTGCCGTTCGCCTGAACCTTCAGGACGGCTTGTACGGCTTCAATGCCTAGTCCTACCGCCTTACGTGCCGGTTCGCTGTTAATATTAAGGGCACGAAGTTCGGCGACATCCTGACTATCATGGTCGGCGCAGGTCATACGGTATCTATCGCCAGTAGATATTTGTTTAATCCGTTCGGCGTGATAAGCTAAAGTTTCCCGGGCCTGATAATGTTCGGCGTAAACATACCATGTTCGATCGTCGTCACGCGCTAACCACAAACAAACGAACGGGTTATTATAGCCGAAGTCAATCGACCGAAAACGACTCCAGTGTTCGGGTATTTCGAACGGCTGACAAACATGAGTTGCTATAGAAAAGGTTTTATAAACACTACCATAAAACGCCGCGAACCTGCCAGCAATGCGAGTTTCCTGAACCGATTCGGGCCATTCGCGTATCATCAGTTCTATTTCAGAGTCGTCAATATACCCGCCGCGACTAACACGGTTATCATTCAAGTTTGCAAAATGAACCGAATCACTTTCAGGTAGGTTCTTTATCCTCTCTTCGAACCATGGTTGAAAAACAATCGGCGTCATTGTTTGAGCAGAAAAACCATTCTTATCTAATAACCGGGCTTGTATCTCTGTCCAAATACCCTGACTATCCGACTTGCATTGTTCGTCACCATAAAACGCATCGATCGCCCGGCCCTGAAATACACGCCGGCCCTGATCGTATGCAAGTAATTCGATAACATTGCCGTTGACTAACTGAACTTCCCGGGGTATATCCGCATTTTTATTATGCCAGATAATATTTGCAATCTGGTTTTCGGGCAAATACTTCTTTATCTTTTCTTGCCATAGCAGTTTTCCAACCAGTGACCAGGTATCACACGCGGCCCATATGATCGCTTTTTTTGGTGTCTCTCGATAAGGGTGTATCCCCAAAGCAAACGAACATAAATCAAATCCGATGTTCGACTCAGACTTGCCGCTTCTATTGCCGCCTAATAACCAGCGATATTTTGCCGGGCTTGCGTGAAAAGAACTCATGGCAGGCAATGAACCGTAAAGCAAAATTGCCTTGCCTGCTGACCTTATCATATTGTCGGATATTTTATTTTCGGTGACTATCATTTTTTTTCAATATACCTCTAATCAAATCACATTCATCATCGGACAGGCTCGGAGTTGTATCGACTTGTACGTGTTCTTTTGGCTTTCCCAAATCCCGGTCAATCACGTATTGAGCAAATTTCCCGGACTTCGGGACTTCCCCGGCTTTTACGTCCTCAACCAGTTTCATTGCCGCCTGTTGACTTTGCGATAAACCCTTCTTTTTCGCCTTTATGATCTGCGCGTCAGACATCTCCATATAGTTACAGAAATACCGCCATAATTGCGTTCGTGCTGCGGGTGGGCCAGCAGGGTTTCCGCTTTGTCCGGGTTTCCACTTAACACCCGCCGTATTGCCTTTTGCAAATTTACCTCTTTTGTCCGTATTCGCTTGTTTGCCTGCCGTTTTTACCATTTTATTGCCTTTTTTTATAAAAAATCTCACGCGCTCGTCCGCGCTTCATATATTAATGCACCGGGCCCCGGTATGGGGGGTTTAGGCCTTCTACGCCTGCTCGCCACTGGGGAGAGCGCACAGGCCAATCGCAAGGGCTAACAAACGATCGTCCAACCATAAACCCCTTCCATGCGGCGGGCGCGCCTATCACGATTAAGCGCGTCCGAACGTTATTCATACTACTATCGATCTTCCTTCCCCCCCGGGTATCTTTTGTTAGTGCCCTGCCTGTTCTACTTACCATTGCCTGCCCCCTGTTTATCCATGCCGGGTAAGGACCGATCATTGTTGTTTGCTCGTTTGTGCGGTTCGCTGTTGCGTTTACGTTTGCCCTTACCCGCCATGAACGCCTTTACAGCAGTCAATATAGCTT